CGGATGATGAGTAGAATCTCTCTCTACTAATACTGAAAAGGTGGCCAGTAATGGCCACCTCTTTAAACTGGCACTGAATTTAAATTAATAAAAGAACGATCAAAGTTTGTAGGCTCCATAGTCATAGCCTGTGTATTAGAAGCATTTACACTACTATTAGATATATTAGGTGCTACCACTGTATTGTTGGTAGGTTTAGATTCGTTTAATGCCTGATTTTCAACACTCATTTGATTTAAGTTTTGCGATCTTACATTTCGTGTCATTTGATTAATACTTCTTCTATCTTCACCACCTTCAGCATTTATAGGTATTATTTTCATAGCATCTGATTCACGGCCTGTATCAAAGGCTTTTCTATCAGCTACTGTTTCGCCATCAATCTCATTTCTATTGACCATTTGACCTTGGCCAGTACGTTTTTGAATATCAGTTTCATATTGAGGGCTTTGTTTATCTTCTTGGCCAGGCACGGCAGTTTTATTAGGGTCGCCTATTTCTTCATTTTTCTTATCATCAGATTTTAATAAACTAAAAGGCCATATCTTACTAATACTATCAAATATATTAGCAAAGAAATCAATTACACTCTTAATTACTTTATATAAGGTGTAAATAACTACGCCAATACCTATAGCTATTAAAACAAATTTTATAAGAGGCAATAATAATGCCATAAATCCCATAGCAACTCTACCAACCATACCAGCTAATTTACCAAAACCTTTAAATAAATCACCACCTAATTGTGTGATTTCTTTACCAAAACCTTTTATTTGTCTAAATGCTTCGCCTACTGTTTGGTCTAATGGGCCAGAAACTCTTTCTTTAGGTTTTAAACCTATTCTATCTTTTGCTTTTTGCAAATCTTCTTCTCTTTTAGTAATTTTTTCGTTATCTTTTAAAATTTTATTTCTATCTTTTGCTATAATTTTATCGCCATCTTGTAATTTTTTAACATCATCTCTAGCTTTTTCTTTTGCTTTTTCTATTGATTTTTCCTCTATTCTTATTCTTTTTAATTCTTCTTTTTCTTGTTGTTTAGTTAACAACATTAATTTAGTACCTTTTTCATTTAAAACAGTATTGATACCTCTTTCTCTTAATATATCTCTCTCTTTTGTTAATTCTACAGTTTTTTCTTCTTGTAATCTTTTTGCTTCAGCTTTATCTTCTTTACGTTGTCTATTCATATCATAGAGTTTTTGAACAGCATCGCCAATTTCTTTACTATATTTACTTAAATCAATACCTAATCTTGATTGTAACTTATCAATCATTTCAAAACCTTTATCAATATCTCCTTCTTTATTTGAAGCTAATAAATCATTTACTTGTTTTAATTGAGAGTCAATAGGTAAAAATTGTTTTGTGGTATTTACCGACATTTGATTAATTCTATTAGTTACTGTAGTAGCAATAGCACTTAAAGCTGAAGTTATATTTGATGTGGTTAAAGGTTTACCACTTTGTTCTGTAGAAATTCTTTTTATATTTGAAACTGATTGTGCTTTATCTCTTAATTTTTCGTCAATAATTTGTTTTTGCTGATCAGCGACCTTCTCTTGTTTGGCAGTTAATCTTTCCATCTGTCTAAAGATTTTACTTCCACCTGCCATATACAAACTGATGTCTTTTTCTTCTGCCATTTATTAACCTATTTGCTCGTCTATTTTAATTTTTTGTTGTGTTACTGATGGTACTGTTTGAGCTACTATTTTTTTATCTTCAATCTTTTCTTGTGTTCTACCATATGCAGATATACCTAATACAGCACCCATAGCTATATGAAAGAAACCAGCACCTTGTAATGTCAATGGATTCCATTGTGTAAACACAACTGTTTTTAAATATGTTGCTTGAGCAAAATTCCATAATATAGGAAATATAACAAAATCAAAAGCACATACGGCCAGATATAACCAACCCATAGCAGGTCGCCATTTATTATTAAAACCTGTTTCTTTATTTTGTGTACTCATTGACTGTTCCTTTTCTTTCTTTCCGCTTCTTCTTTTAAATGATTAATCAATAATGAAATGTATATATCACGCTCCCAAGGTATCATATTTTCAAGCTCACTTAATGAATATTTATGATGTTGTATCAGAGCAAAGTTAGTTTCGAAGTATGCCTCTAGTGAATTGTGAGCGAGGCTTATTCGAAAAAATCAGATATTCCTGTTAAAACCACCTTACTTTTAACATTAGTTTTAGGATTTGTTACCTCTATTTCGTGTTTCAATACAGGCATTGTTTCATAAAACTTCTTAATTTTAACAAAGGCCTCTTGTGGTAGACCTTCTAGGAACTCTCTTAATTCTTTTTTAGTACTATCTTTTGCTGGGTATATTTTATCACCTTCAAAAACGTGATCAATACAATCAACTAAAATTGTAAACATCATCTCTATTTGTTGAGTGTCAATTTTACCCTTACCATAATCATAGTTTTTTAAAGTAGGGTAACCTAATACTACACCTAAGTTTCTCTTTTCATCTAAGATTATTTTATTAGTATGTTCATCATCTACCTGAACTTCAATTTTAGTTAAATCAATTTCAGTTTCAACATAAGTTTTTCCATCGTCTGGACATATTGTTTTAAATTTAGATATTTCTGATACTGATTTAGCTCTTAATTGTAAAAATATATACTCTATATCAAATATAGGTAATAAATCTACTTTCAAAGCATTAAATGTACAAGCATTAATTATTTCTCTTATTGCTTCAACAATTTGTTTGTTGTCGCCTGTTTCTTGTGCTATGAAAAGTATTTTTTCTTCCTTCACTAGAAAAGGTCTAAACTTAACTTTTAAATCTTGTGATGGTAGAGTCAATTCATATGTAGGCACATCAACTCGTGGTAACGTCATTATTATCTCCTGTTTTATTATAAATTAAGTGGTGGTAAATTGCCAAATGGAGGAAATACTCGACCACCTGTAATACCACCAATCGGTATACGTCTTTTTAGTCCTTGTAATACATCAACACCAGCACGTCTTAATTCTGGTGGTAATTTGTTTAATAGGCCGCCAAATGCACCAAAAGAACTTTTAACAGTAACATCTCTAAAGTTAGCTTGACCTAATTCTATATTGCCTGATCTATCTAAGAAGTAATTTATCCAATATCTAAAACCAAACGTTACTTGAAACGTTTGTACAGCATTATTTTCATATGAATATTCAACAGCACTGATAATTTTTGGATAACAATCAAATAATTTAACAGCATATGTTACATCATCTCTTTCGTTACGACTTGCAAATTGACCTAATTGAAATATGTTTACATCAGATACGTAATTATCATAAAAATTAAAATTATGACTTTGATTACTGAACGCAGCTTTTTGCCATAATTCAAAATAACTTCTCTCTCTTAAAAACTTATCAGCATAAAATGTTGCAGTTATATCGGCCGATTTATAATCAATTGCTATTTTATATGCAGGACCGTGATGTTTAACTTCTTTCATTTCTATAGTACGCTCAGGCATAGATATAGCAGAACAAAATGCCTGTACACGTCTAGCGTTTGCTTTTTGTACAGCAATCATTTCAGCAGAACTTTTGAATGTTGTTTCTAATTCGTTTGCACCATCACTTAATTCAGCACCTGTATCAACATTAGTAATACCAGCACCGCCTGCTTTAGGTAAATTAAACTCAACATAAAATCTTGCCTTACGAGCAAATCCTTCTGCCTCATTAATATATGATTGTACACGGCCAATTGTAGTTTCAGGATTACCACCGGCTTTTTGTCTAAAACGTGGATCACTTTCAACATTATCTAGTGAACGATCACGTGGTAAACCTAATCTTATATCAAAACCACCAATACGAACTCCACCTCTTAATATTGCCATTAGATAAAACTCCTTGAAGCTGCATATACAGAACTAGCAGGCCTTTTTTGAAACTGTTGTACAGGTAAATAACAAGCAATAGCTGCTTGGTTTAAATCTATTCTTAAAAAACTTGATCTCACGTGTTTATACAAATACTTTTTGATTGTTGCTTTTGATAATGGTATGGATTTAACTCTAGCCCAACTTACATCAAATCTTGCTTTTGATAAATCTTTATTAGTGGCGTATCGTTGCATATTTTCTAACAATCTTAATCTTAAACTTGGCGATAGATAGTGAAAGTTTAATCCACTAAAACCACCTTTAATACTATCTAATGGCAATACAAGTGGAAATGTATCATAATAGGGTAATGTTTCTTTATACTTTGGGTCATAAAAGAATAAATTTAATAAACCAATATTAGGTCTCGCAGATAATTTTCCTTGCGATAATAGTTTTTGTGCAGTTACTTTTTGACCAATTGATGATATTGCGTTTTTATACCAAGTTGCTGACTTAGTAGTATCGCCTTGTTTATCAACTAGGGTATCTAATATACTTGCCATTTACTATATTTATGTTCAATTATAGACACCTATATCTTTTTCAGTAAAGATTTTGAACTCTAAATCGTTGCCCTCGCAGTACACTTTAGCGGCTTGCCATTTAGCTTGGTTCTTTATATATTCTAATTGTTCACGCATAAAAGCACGACCTTGCTTTTTTGGTTTCTTAGGTGGAAAACACTGGCGATATGGTTTTATTTCAACCATATACTTCTTGCCTGTTTTTAACTTGAATATAAAATCAGGATAATATCTATGAATACGATAATCTATTGGTGAACGATAGATAATAGGTATTTCCTCACTTGCCCAAAACTCAACACTATCATTTTTATCCAAATATACCATCATACGTCTTTCCAATAGTGAACGATATACTATTCTATTTGGGTCACCAGCGTACTTTTTAGGGTGTGTTGGTTTGTAAATTCCTTTATAACTTGCTCTCATATCATATAAATATTACTATTAATCACATAAGGTATTTATCGTGTTATCAAAAGTAGCTAGTCTTGTTCAAAAGAATTTAAGTAATCTCCAAGGTGTTGGTGGTGGTCTTACAGGTCTTGTAGGTGGTTTAGGTGGTAGTTTATTCGATAAGGCAAAAAATAGTATTCAAACTAATGCCGCTGCAGCTAAAATATTAAACAAATCTCCATTAGAATTGAACGATACAAAACCAAGTGCTCATATGCAACAAAATCCATATGAAGCAGGTGTTGTGTATTATCCTGACAATGTACAACAATTAGGTACTGGCCATTATATGATATTTGATATATTAGAAACAACTACAATATCTAGCTCAATAACAGATTTAGTTAAAGGAGGATTATCAACAGGTCTTAAAAAATTAGGTGAAGATAGTTTAGCAGCACAGACTAATCAAAATAGATTATCAGCAGGTAAATCAGCAACATTTTCAAATGGTCAAAGTAGAATTACAAAACAAAGCTCAGGTATAAATGCCGGTGGTTTAGGGTCAAGACATATACGTGTAGCTGATACGATTATATTGTACACACCGCCAGGTGTTAAAACATCCTACAATGTAACACATAGTGGTAAAGAAACAGGAATGTTAGGCGATATATTAGGTATGGGAAAACCAGCAGATTTAGCATTAAGAGGTGTTGAGATTGCACAAAAAATGGGTGTTGAAATAGCACAAATGGTAACTCAAATGATACCAGGCGCTGGAGATTTTAAAGCAGCATTACAAAAGGCAACAGGTCGTGCCTTTAATAATAATTTAGAAATGGTTTTTGAAGGCGTACCAATGAGAGAATTCCAATATAGTTTTGAATTTGCCCCACGTAATAGAGGTGAATTAGATGCTGCTAGAAAAATTATATCTTTATTTAAATTTCATATGCACCCCGAATTAGGTATGACAAATGACTTTGTAGTACCATCACAATTTCAATTAACATTTATGTACTTAGATAAACAAAATATGTACATACCTAAAATTAGTAAATGCGTATTAACAAAAATGGATTTAGCACACGGCGATGAAAGTGTATTTTCAACTTTTGCTGCTGATGAATTAGGTGCTGCCCCTATATACACAAAAATGGATTTATCGTTTAGTGAAACAGAAATAATGACCAAACAAAAAATTGCTGAAGGCTTCTAATGTACTTTTCATATTTTCCTAAAGGCACATATGATATAAGAAATGATGGTAATGAAAAGGTCGTTACCGATTTAATGGTGAGAGTCAAAGTTAGGTCAAAAGTATTAGATGAATCTACATTATACGATTTATATGATATACCTGAAGGAGAAACACCTGAACTTACAGCATTAAAACATTTTGGCAATTCTAATTATCATTGGGTTATACTTTTAACAAATGATATTACAGATAGATATTATGGTTGGCCACTTACAACATATGAATTTGAAAATTATATGAATGAAAAATATACAAATCCAGATGGCGTACATCATTATGAAATTACACAATCAAGTGGTAAAACAAAAGGTGAAGGCCCAAGTGATTACTCTCACAAAATTATTGTAAACAGTACAGTACCAAATGCTACAGCTGTTACGAATAGAGAATACGAACAAAGAATCCAAGATCAAAAAAGACAAATTAAATTATTGAACGCCGCATATTTGCCTATATTATTAGATGAATTTGCTAACTTAGTAAATGTATAATGAGTGTATTCGATACCCTAGATGAAAGTGTTTTAAAAAAACCTGGTCAATATCTTTTAACTGATGTTGTATTAGTATCATATTCATCACAATCAGGTGATAATAGAGCTAAAAAAATTGCAGTTGAAACAATGATTGGTGATTTCAATATCTATGAAAGTATTTACAACAAAACATTATCAGGTAATATTCTACTAATAGATACACAAAATATTATTCGTAAATTGCCATTAACAGGTAATGAAAGAATAGAATTTAAATTCTTTACACCTGGTTCTCCATATATGTACGACTTTACTGAAAAGTCTGGCCACCCAATGTACATATACAAAATTCAAGCAAGAACAAGAGTTAATCCTAAAACTCAAATGTATCTAATTAATTTTTGCAGTAAAGAAATGATTGACAATGAATTAAAAGTTGTATCAAATGCTCAAACTGATACTTATTCTAATATGGTGGCAAACATTATAAAGGACCCTACATTTTTAGGTTCAAATAAAAATCTATTCTATGAACCATCAATTGGTTTACATAAACACGTATTCAACCGATTAAGACCTTTTGACAGTATAGACCAAATATCTCAATTGTCAACCAGTTTAAAATTTCATAATGCAGGTTATTATTTCTATGAAACAGTGGCAGGATTTAATTACCGTTCATTAGAAAGTATGTTAGCAATAGAGGCCAATACGGCAAGACCAGTTGTTGCAAGGTATAATT